AAACAGGGGCACCACCTGCGGGCATTGGATTAATTAATTTCTTCATATTAGTATATCACTATTACATATGTTGTGCCAACAGGTTTTAATACTTCCACTTGTTGTGCTAATTTATCTAAATTTTCCTGCGTAGCATAGATAGATGGTATCTTCACCAATATATCTGCTGCTGCGGGTTGTATAGCCTCTGCTTCATTGTACAAATAAATGGTAGTGCCTTCTGCCTCATTATAAATATGGGTATCAGTACTCTCAACTTCATTATATACATACAAAGTTACTCCCTCATCACGGGAAGTTTCCACAAGGATAAAAGGAGCAATTGTTATTCTAAACAGAAAATTCAATCCTCCTTGCATCACCATCTTTTGGCCTGTTAAGTGGCCAATTACGTATTGATCATAAATATACGCCCAATCAGCATCCATAAGTGAATCCAGCGGGCTGACAAGCGCATGCCCCCAATCCACGATGGTATTACTACGCACCACTGGCGGGGTCATCATTATGACCTGCTTTCTAAAATCTATCTGCCCATATTCACTAGCTGCTGGCATTAACTTCCGGTTTCTGGTTTCATATCCAATGAGTCGTCCAACGTGTGGGTAGCCTCATCCTCACTTATAATATACCCTGCTACGGTTGGCCACGATCCCTGAAAATCAACAGGTGTCGCACTTCCGTAAGCAGTATTCACATCTCTTGCCGTAATAGCTGTATATACCACACGGGTCACCCCTGTTACAGCCTGAATGGCATCTGTTAGTTTTATAATAAAAACAGTACCATTGAAGTTCACTTCCTGAAAGGTAGCAAAGAAAGTATCAATAGCTGTAATAGTTGCTGCTTTAACAACAGATGTAACCAACTGGCTACTGTAGTATATATCGGCTTCAACATACATACGATCCGGGTAATCTGTGAAAAAGGTAGCTGGTATTCCTGCAAAACCGATCCCTTCTTCAAATTGTGTTCCATAGTAGTAATCCTTTAAAGCATTTTCCTCCGCTAATAACAAAGGTGCTAAATTGGGTACAATGCCCTTGGCTACTTTTATGCCCACAGGGCTGCTATCTATAATGGCGCACCTTGTTATGATTTGCTTAGTCGTATCCACTACCGGATAGTAAGGTGAATAGTTTTCATCCAACTGGACAGTATCACCGTACTGAAATAGCAGTATCTGATTCTGCACCCATTTGGCATTACCACTAACCGCCCCTTCAGCAAGCGCAGTTATATCCTCCTTGAATATATCATGTATCTTTTCAAAAACGAGAATACTGGTAGCGACAATGGTTACCATCAGGTTAAATATAGATACCTGCGATCCACCGTCTTCAGGAAACTTAAAAGCATCCAGGGAAGGGTACAATCTGACTTGTACCTTTATTTCCGATTTTATTTGTTGTAGTGATCTGGCCATTATACTTGTTCTACAATTTGTCCTTGTACATCATGCACCCATCCACTTAAATCAGTACCTGCTTTATACGATCCCTGCAACCTTAACATGGTCATGTAAGTAAAGATAGGTGTGTTTACATTATAAAAATCTTCTGATTCGTTTATAATAATCCGTTGGAAAGTAGTAAACTGCGCAGTATCCTCTTCACTGCCCCTTAACCTGTGTATGTGGTAATCAAACTTAGCGGAGGTAGTCATATCTGCCAACTGGCGTTTTTCACT